CCTTGATGGTGCTGGTCATACTGCTTCAACTATGTTATTTATCCAGCTTTACGCGGTTGCAATCATTGCCAGCTCTGCCGATCCGCGGAAACTTAAGTCGCAAGGCGCACCAAATGGTGCTAGCCGGTCGTTTGAGTATGGTAAGAAAGGCGTAGATTCAATGCGTGTAAAATTGCGTGAGCTGGATACAAGCGGTTGCACTACTGCTATCGTGGGTAATTCAGCGACAAATAACGCTTTTATGATGGTTTTAGATGGGGGTTGCGCTTGATGGATATTATCCAAGAATTTGAAGGCTGCAAGCTTACCGCCTATTTATGCCCTGCGGGTGTATGGACGATTGGCTGGGGAAGTACGGGAGTAGGCGTTAGCAAGGGTGTTGTATGGACTCAAGAAGAAGCAGACGAACGCTATAAAAAAGATATGACAGTATTTAAGGCTGGCGTGCAAAAGCTTGTTACAGTTCCAGTCAATAAAAATCAGTTAGAAGCACTTACTAGCTTTGCATATAACCTAGGCATTGGCGCGCTAAAAGGCTCTACGCTGCTAAAGTTTCTGAATGCTGGTAATTATCAAGCAGCGGCTAATCAGTTTTTAAGATGGGACAAGGCCAATGGTAAAGTTTTGGCAGGTCTAACGCGTCGCCGTACTGCTGAGCGTAATCTATTTTTGAAGGGGGTGTAATATCTCTTCAGTCGCAAATTGGGCCAATACTGGCAAAGCAACCATCTGGCGCTGCACTGGAAAAGATGACTGGACGCATGTTAAAACATTTGCGCAGCCGGTTATTATTGCCGTGAGCTATGCCGTAAAAAACGAACGCATGACAATGGCTAATGGTCAGGAATTTGTGTCTACTATGAAGTTCTGGACTGAGTATAGTTTGGCTGGGCAGGGCGACTATTTAGCTGTGGGTGAATTTACTTCTATTTACAATCCGTTACTTGTTGATTCTTCAGAAATTAAAGCAGTATTGCGCGACCAAGATGTATTTGAGAATATCGCAGACGATTACACACTGGTTACGTGATGGCTAACAATAAGTTCACAGTTAGAAACAATATCGGCAGCTTCGTTACTAGGCAAGAAAGAAAAATGCTTGGAACCATGCATAAGATACTTATACTTGGTGGAAGTCATGCGGCGTTACTAACTCCAATCGGTGATACGTCTAACTTGATTAATTCTGTATATCGTGAAGTTGAAAATACAGGATCATCTGTTGTTGGTAGGCTTGGCTACACTGCAAACTATGCAAAATACGTTCACGATCCAAACATAAAACAAAAGTTTATACGTGCTACTGCAAAGAAAGAATTTCTAAGGCTTGGTTTTGAAGAAGCTAAGCCACTTATTGATGCGATTGTTAAAAAGGATCTTGCTGTATGATCCATATATATTTGGGTTATGTATGACACCATCAGAAGACCTTAAGAATTATCTTGAATCTACCGGCTTATCCACTGGTTTCCGTGTGCAATTCGGCATGTATGAAGCTGACAAACCTACTGACAAATACCTAGTCATTCGTCCACAAAACGGTGGTAATGCAGAGGTAATTCGCTATCCGTATCACAGCATTATTCTAGTAGGTGAAGTAAATTCATCAAGATTTGCTTTACTTAGTAGCGCTAATGCTATAATAGAAGCTATGCGCTCTAATGTTCATAGCTCAGGGCGCACTTTTAACATGCAGTCGAGCGAGCCAGTATTTTTCCAGACGGATGACATGCGGCCCGTATTTGAACTGTCAATTGATATGCTTTACAGCTAAAAGGAATTAAATATGACAGCAATGGTAGGGCGCGATACGCAAATCGAATTCGCAATTGCCCCTGAAACAGCACTGGTTAATAGTTTGGTGTGGAAGTCTTTAGGAATGGCTCGTTCTAAGTCGCTATCCGACAAATGGGAAACAGTAGATACAACAGCAGATAAAAGTCCTGACTTTACAAAAACAAGTTTAGTGACTTTTAAATCTGTGTCGTTTTCTGCTGACGGGGTAACATATACAGAAGACGCATATAATCAGGATGAATTTTCTTCAAATGTTTGTACCGTTCCAGCGATTAAAGCAAACGCCGCTAAGGTTTGGCTGCGTATTTCTAATGCAAACAAAGTACGCACTGGCCCATTTATCGTTACTGAATGGTCTGAAGAAATGCCTTATGATGGCGCTTGCACATGGTCTATCAGTGCAGAATCTAATGGTCAAGTTACCGTACAATTACTATAAGGAATAATCATGGCCGCTATTACAGCTATTTCAGCAAGCAACTTAACCGATTTTATTGATGCACCAGAAACAACACTGACTGCATCGGATACAATCATTTTTAACAGCACGAAAGTGCAAATCTTGCTAGTAACCAACACAACGGCGGCCGCATTATCACTAAAGATTGATGGTGATGCTGGTACTACCGTTTTTGTCTCTGGTATTGGCACTATAGACGTGTCAGTCGGTAAAACCATCGTAGTTCCAGCAACAACGGGTAGCAAATTGATTACCCTATCTACTATTTCAGCATATCTACAAGGCGTAGTCATACTTAGCGGCGCGGTAGGGGCTAAAGTTCGGTTGATTGAGTTGTAAAAATAAAACCCCTCTTTTTAAAGAGGGGTTTTTGTTAATTAATCAAAGAATTCCAAGCCGCAGACGCGCACTTAATCTGATATTTGCAGTCATCAATTGCATTATGTCGAATTCCTTGAAAAATTTCATCTCTAAAGTCATGGCCTGTTTTGTGCTTTGCAATATATTGCAATGTTCGATAGTCCATATCTTCATTGTATTTAATTGGGTCATCAAGCCCGCATGCTTTATATGCGCTTAACAGCCATACGTTATCGCAACGAATTCCATTTCCCCATAAAAATACTTTGCCTCTACAGTCTCGTCTAACTTTCTGTACATACTCGGTAAAAAGCTCAAGCGCATACCTTAGATCGTAAGTAATTTCTGATCCAAAAACAGCATCTTTTGCTGCTTGTGACTGCTGTGCCCACCAAGCAATGGTGGATTGATCTACGGTAAGGCCGTATTGATTGTAATCACGATGCTCAATATGAACATTAAATTCTGACTTTGATAATCCAGTTGAAATATCGAATTCAACAGCAGAAATCTGAGCAATGACAGGGTCAATCCTGTTTCCTAGTGTTTCAAGGTCTAGCATTATGAATCTATCCTGCATTTTTCTTGCTCCTAGTTAATGTACATTACTATGCGTCATTAATTATCTACTGTCAATGCTATAATACAAAAATATTCTAGGGGCGAGCATGCAAGCATTGACAGAGATTGGCCAGATAGGCGTAACGGATGATGAAGGTAACTATTTTTTATTCAATCCTTCTTTTGAAAATATCGCTAAAATTGGCAATCCAAAAGAGATTGTCCAATATTTCCACTGGCTACATAACGAGCGTATGTGTTTGTTGGCTGCTATGCGCGTTATGAGGGTTTGCTTAGAGCACGATGTTTATAGTGACAAATTAATCGGTTGGATTGATGGAGACAAGGATAGTAAAACTTTTGACAAGAGGATAGATGGATCTATCCCTGATGGTGAACTCATCATACTGGCCCGCTCTTTGATGACTGATGGAATTGCCGGGCGCGCTAAGCCAACTGGTAAATCAGGAGAAGGTAAATACAGCGATTCATTCGACGCTAGCGAGTTTGTAGACGCTGCTATGGTACACTTAGGCACCAGCGCTGCTGATGCTTGGCGATTGACTATGACTCAATTTCAGCGACAAATTGAAATGAAATTCCCTGCTAAAAACAAAGTCGATATGACAGAAGATCAATATAAGAAAGCCAAAGCTGAGCTGATGGCTAAACGAGAAAAGGCTGGGCTATGAGCGAGAATGTTGGTGGCATTGAGTATGATGTACGGTTTAATACAGGCGAGTTGATTGACGGCAGAAGAAGTATTGATAGAGAAGTAAATGCTGCTGGAAAGTCGTTTGAAGGACTAACAAAACAAGCAAATGTGCTAGCTACATCCATTGCGGGTATCTTTGCAGCTGGTGCTTTAGTTGCTCAGCTAAAGGCTGCTAGTGATGCTGCACGCGTATTCGAGCGTGGATTATCCAATCTTTCCGCACTGACAGGTGCTACCGGAAAGGATCTTGTTTTCTTTGGCGATGCAGCTAAAGAACTGGGCCTAAAGTACGGAAAGTCTGCCAGTGAAATTGTCGAGGCAATGAAGCTTATCGGATCAACAAAGCCAGAGCTTTTAGAAAATAAAGAAGCTTTAAAAGAAGTAACCGATCAGGTATTAACATTGGCCAAGGCGGCTACAATCGGGGCACCGGAGGCGGCTGCTGCTCTTACTAGCGCATTAAATCAGTTTGGCGAAGGTGCAAACAAGGCCGGTGAATTCATTAACATCATGGCCGCTGGTGCACAACAAGGAACGGCTGAGATCGTTCAAGTTAATGAGGCTCTAAAGAATGCAGGAGCCACTGCAAATGCTGTTGGTATTTCATTCTCAGATGTAAATGCCGCCATTCAGGGTCTGGCAAAGGGCGCAATTGTAGGGTCAGAGGCAGGAACTGCACTTAAGTCAGTTCTACTTAAGTTAGAAAATGATGCCAATACGAAGTTAAAACCATCTGTAAATGGCTTAAGTGGTGCAATTAATAACCTTGCAAAAGAAAATCTAAGCATCGCTGATTTAACTAAGAAGTTTGGACTTGAGAACGTCAACGCTGCTTTGACATTGATAGCTCAAAAGGATGTAGTAGATAAGCTATCTACCTCACTTGTCGGCACGTCTTCGGCATACGATCAAGCAAAAACAAACAGCGATAACTTCCAAGGATCGATGGATAAGCTAAAAGCTTCTTTTGATCAAATGCAAATCGCAATAGGTGAGAAGCTTAATCCTTCCCTTCGTGTATTTGCAGATGCATTGACAGCAGCACTTACCGGAAAGGTTGAGGCTGGAAGCGCTCTTGAAAAGGTGTTGCTGGGAATTGAGCTAGCCGCTCTGTCGCTGGGTGCTGTGGTGGCATCACGCCTAATTGTGGCTATGACTGCATGGGGTGCATCAATGGTTGCTGCTGGAACATCCACTTTACTGGCTGTACCTGCGGTTACTGGTATGTCAGCGGCGCTTGGAATGCAGGCATCAGCAGCAACCGCATCAACCATTGCTACTAATGCTCTTACGGCAACAATGTTAGGGCTACGCACAGCAATGGCCTTTCTAGGTGGGCCAGTAGGTATTATCGCTCTGGCAGCTGTTGCCATGTTTGAATTTCAAAAGAACATAGACAAGAAAAAAGCTGATGAATATGCAGAATCGATTGGGAGGGTAGAGAAAGCCTTTCGCTCACTAAATGCTGCTGCTCGCTCTGCGACACTCGCAGAAATTAACACGCAGATGGATGCATTAATCGCAAAACAAAAAGCTCAGGATGCAATAGTAAAGAGCAAAGCAGGGAAAGTCGGCGGGGTATTAGGAACAAGCGCTGGTGAAATAACTGCAACTGCAGAGGCTGGCAAAACTGCTGCTCAGATAGAAGCGCTTGCAGGTCAAAAAGCTAATTTATTAAAAGTTAATCAAGAGCTAATAGATCAAGAAAAAAAATCATTAGAGCCAGCGGCATCAAAGCCAAAACGTGTGATCAATAGCGGATCAGCTGATAGTGAAGATAATGCTAAGAAACTAGCAGCACAGCAAGAAAAAGGCTACCAAGAATTGCTGCGTTTGCGCTCAGCCGCGGCTGCTGGCTTAGCCAAAATTGACGCGCAAGAACTGGACGAACTGGATAAAGTAAACAAGCTTAAATTCAAGAATACTGAGCAATACGAAGAGGCAAAATTTCTTGTTGCTCAGAAGTATGCGCAAGATCGTGTTGCATTCCTTGAGTCTGAATCAGACAAAGAGGTGGCTATTCAAGAGAAGGTGCAAGCGGCCAATCTTGAAGTGCGAAACAAGACGATTGATGTCACAACAAAGTTCCGTGGTCTTGATCCGGTAACAGCTCTTGAAGATGAATATAAAGCAAAGCTTGAAATTGTAAATCAGTATGAAACAGAAATGGCGGCGGCTGGGGTTAATGCATCAGCAGAAGCAACAGCAACAAAATTGCAACTTGAAACGGATTACAACGTCGCAAAACAAGATTTAGCTATTCAAACGTGGGGGAAGCAAAGCGAGATCAACCAATTTACTCTTGATGCTCTAGACGCATTTGGTTCCGCATCAGCATCAGCTATTGAGGGGCTTTTAACTGGCACCATTGGAGCACAAGAGGCTATGCGTGGCCTTGCTTCTTCAATACTAAATGAGGCAGTAGGTGCGCTTGTACAGATGGGCGTTCAATATGTCAAAAACTCCATCATTCAAGAGACAGTAGACACATCACGCAAAGCAGTGGGAGCGGCGGCAATGACAGCAGCGGCTTCTGGTCAGGTCGCGATGATGACAAGTATGGCCGCCATGAATGCCTTTGCCGCTACTGCTGCTATTCCAATTGTAGGGCCAGCATTAGCCCCTGCGGCTGCTGCTGCTGCTGGCGCTGCTGCTGCTGGTCTAGGAGCTGCCTCTATTTCTGCAGCTCCTATAGCTGGAGCGCGTCGGTACGGCGGTGCTGTTGATGCTGGATCTATGTATCGAGTTAATGAATCAGGCGCACCGGAGATGTATACTGCTAACAATGGCGCTCAGTACATGATGCCTACGTCAAACGGTAACGTAACACCCGCCAATCAGGTCGGTGGCGGTGGTGGCGTTACAATCAACATTAGCAACTATACCGGCGCAGATATCCAGACAACAACTTCACCAGATGGTAAAATGATTGAAATAGCGGTACGTCAAGCAGTGCAGGCCGTTGGTGATGGGCTTAGGTCAAATACTGGCCCAGCATGGGATGGCTTAAAAGCCGGTTCAAACGCACAGAGTAAACTATGACAATTATTGCTTATCCAGTTGGTTTGCCGACTTTCTTATTTGCTGGTAAATCACGCACCCAGCCCGCGCAATTTACAGAATCAAACCCTAGGCGCGGTCCTGCATACACTCAAAAAATTGGCTCAGATATGCCTGTTTTTTGGGATGTTACCTTTCGATTTAATGAGGATGATGCGCAGCGTTTTAAGTTATGGGTGCAGCTATCACAATATCTTGATAATGGCCTAAATGAATTCATTCTACCCATCAAGACAGAATTTGGCCTTGTAGATCACACATGCCGATTTTTATCTACTGGCTTCTTGGATGCAAAGCAAGATAGCCAAACATCATTCACATATAACGCCACTATCATGGCGCGTAAATTGGTCGTTCCTAAAGAATATCTAGATACCGGCGATTACATTGTGACATTGCCAGATTGGAAAACGTATGCAAGCCTACTTGATGTAACAGTCAATCAAGAATGGCCGACTGTTGAGTATGTAGATATTGTTAAAGATGGTGTGCTGCATGAAAAAGCCGTCTTTACTCGTGCAAGCGGTGGTACTACTGAAATTACACAAGGGGTATTTACACAAGCCGGTGTTAATGAGCCGCGCTATAGATGGTCGTATGGATATAAAGAGCTACTGATTGAAGAGGCCAGAACCAACCTTGTATTCCCTTCTGATGTTGGTGTTACGCAGACTAGGACGGTAAAAGCTACCGCGCATACATTGTCATTCTATGGTACGGGTACAGTATCATTATCTGGATCAAGTGTAGGCTCTTTAGTTGGCACTGGCGCAAATAACCTTGTGTCGCTAACATTCACGCCTAGCGCTGGCAGTTTGACATTAACAGTCACAGGTTCGGTTACTGAATGGAATCTAGAAGCTGGGGCGTTTTATACGTCTAGGATTGTTACTACATCGGCGGCGGTTACTCGGGAAAAGGATGTTGCGAAAATAAAAAATTCAGATTTCTTATTAAACGTAAACAATGGATCATTTTATTGTGTTTTTTCTGCAGTAGATACTCCTAGTCTAAAGACTATTTTAGGAGCTGGAGGATCACTAAGCTTTTGGTATTTATTTGGAAATGTACGAGCAAGATGCACGGATGATTTGGGAGCTACCTCAACAATACAGACATCAAACAGCGCATTTTTAGACAAAAAAAATAGTTCATGCATATCATATGATCAAAATGGTATTTTGATGGTTCTAAATGGTGGATCAGTAGTACAAGAAAGTAAGTTATTTCTATTCTCTGATGATTTTATTTCAATAGGTTTGATGAATTCTGGACAATTAGCACTAAATAGCGGCATATCAACCCTACGTTACTACACAAGAAAACTATCTGCTTCTGAAATTCAGGCGCTTACATCATGAACAAGAAAGAGTTCTGGACAACAAAGGTTAATAAACCTGAATATTTTACAGTGTCTTTTTTTCACCCTGATTTTGGATATTATCGGCTGGTAGATCATCAATTTAATACGGTAAACTTAGGCGGTGACGATTACACGCCTTGCAGTATGAAAATTAACCCGCCGGATATAAGCAAAGATCCGGTTAGCTCGTTCTCTGTGTCATTCTCGCGTTACGTAGTAGGGAGGGAGTTAAAACAGGCATTAAATAAGGTTTCTACTGCGGGTAAATTCATTCCCATCAAGGCCACATATACCCATTGGATAGGATCATCTACTGATGATATTGCTTTCAGTATTGATCTTTGGGTTTCTGATAAAGGCGGAATTGTGTTCAGCAAAGAGTCGGTAACTATTAAGGCATCAGACGACAATCCTATGCGGCTTGATATCTCCTCTATTTTCACAATCGAGGACTTTACAGGTCTTGAATTGACATGACGCAAGAAGAATTTATTCAAAAATCGATTGGTATTCCTTGGGTTAAACATGCTCATTCGTTCGAGTCAATGGATTGTTACGGCCTTGTCATGCTGTATTACAAGTACGTCATGGGTATTGATCTAGGATTGATGCCTATTCGTGACATAAGCGAAGGTGGATTTGAGGAAGAATCACCAAATTGGCATGAGTCATCACCAGTACAGGCGGGACTTGCATTCATGAGCTTTAAAGGTGGAGTGCCAAGTCACTGCGGGATTGTGATTGATGAATGGCATGTAATACACTCAGGCGGTAACGATAAAGGCTATGGATCTGTAAAAATAGATAAAATCGCATCATTAGAGCGCTTATTCGGGAAAATGAAATTCTATGCTTACAATCTATAAAGATCCACAAGCGGCAATGATTGGCGATATTTATGCGCTTGATCATTCGCTAACCATTCAAGAAAATATTGCTCTGCACATAGAAAGTGGCGCGGATTATACGCTATGGTTGAACGGCAGGATTATTGATAATCCTGCTGAGTGCGAAGAGATGGATAGATTGGCCTCTGTCTTTGATGTGGTTAGATTAGCCCGTCGCCAAGAAGGTATTGTTGAGGTGTTAGTTTATGCTGCAATCGCTGTTGTTGCTGCCATTGTTGTTGTTGCACTAAACCCAAAGCCTGACATTCCAAATAATGTTGGTCAAGGAAAAGATTCTCCTAATAATAAATTTACCGGCGCTACAAACCAGTATCGTCTTTATCAGGCTATGCCAGACATTTACGGACGTGTTGTTAGCTATCCAGACTTGATTCAACAGTCATTTTATGAATACATCAACAATGTAAAGTTTATTACCGAATGGATGTTTGTCAGTCGTGGTACTGGTGATGTTGCAGTTGTTCGATCTGCGTCTACGCCATTTACTGATATTACTAATGCGACGTACTCTATTTTTAAGCCAACGTGGAGCGCAGGACAGTATCCAGAAGACGGAACAACCACGGTTACAAATATTCGTGAATCATTTTCTACGCCTGATGTAAATGGGCAGAAGTTACCGCCATTATCTACTGCTGAGGCACTGACTGGTATCGGTAGCTGCACATTTTCTGTCAATAATTTAACAATGGTATTTTCTAGTGGAGACTATACGAGTTTAGATCAAGTATTAGGCGTTACTGGAGGAGTGCGTCTAGTATTTACTTACAATTACACCTCAGGCAGTTCGACATTATCAGATGCATTTAATGCTAATTGCACTTTATCATCAAACACAGTATCTGGCGGGATAACAACAGTTGTTTTTAGCGGAGTTATTCCATCACATACACCAATTGACACTACGCTATCTATTTCTATGCGTAGAAATAATGGAAATAAAGTGCCAACTACCACCTTTACCTTGCCTATCTCTGTGTCGGTGCTGCAATACAATTTTGCAATGCTTAGGGGGTTAAAGTGGAATGACGATGCGGCTGCTACGGTTACATTCAATATTGATTATTGGGCGGTAGACACAAATAATGCAGAAATCGCCGGTAGTCGCGGGCAGTATCAAGGATCATTCTCGGGCAACACATTAGATCAGCAATTTAGGACGATTTATATTAACCCTTCCTTTGGTCTTGCTCGCTATAAAACAAACATGACGCGCACTAATTTTTCAGGATCATCAAACGATTATGATAAGTTACAGATCGAATCCATTAATGGCGTGCGTGATTACGCAAGTAAAGTTTTCCCATCATCTACGATCATTCGCGTAACCACGGAGGCCACTGAATCAGCGACTAGCGGGACAGAGCGCAAGTTCAATTGTGAGTTTACGCGCTGGGTTCGTGATTTTAATACGATTGAATGTGGTGCTAGCAGAAACTTATTTAGATCCATTTTGCACCAGCACACCGCCATTGCTAAGCGTGATATTTCACAGCTAGACACAGCCACAATGCAGCGTATTAATGCATCATTACCAAGCAATACGACGCTGTTGAATTTCGATTTTACATTTGATGATAAGGACGTATCTTATGGTGAGCGTATCGCAACAATGGCAAATGCTGGCCGTTGTTCTGTGTTCCGTGATGGATCTAGATGGTCATTTGTACGTGATGAATTACGAGGCAATTATCCAGTGATGCAGCTTGATTATCGTAATTTATCTGCTAGTGGCGAGTCTAATATCACTATGGATCGGGTCATGCCAAACTCTTTTGATGGTATTGAACTTGAATATGTTGATGTTGCATTAAACAAAAAAGCATTAATTAAACTACGCATAAACAGCGATGGATCAATAGTTGAAGGATTAGCTGGCAATCCATCAAAGATTAAGCTGGCAGGGTGCAGGGACAAAGTACAGGCCATGAATCGCGCGTATTTAGAGGCTGGGCATTTAATCTATTCGCGTGATGGAGTAAGTGACGAAGCTCTATCCGATGCAAATATGCTGGGGCGTGGCGACCTTGTCCGCTGGATTGATCCTAGTGATTTTTATGGCGATGATGGCTTGCAGGCAGGAGAAATTATTTCAATTGTGGGTAACTTAGTGGAAACCAGTGAAGAATGCTTATTTAAAGGGCAGCAAGCGGGCCGCACGGCTTTTACAGGTGTGGATGGTAGTAGCTCTGAATTTGTTAGGTGTGTGCCTCGTAATGACGGCGTAAATGGTTTTATTGTAGATTCCGTTCCTAGCGCTGTATACTTAAAGTCAGGCGACCAAGGATTAAGTAGCCGCTATGTATTTGGTATCGGACTAACAGATCAAGAAATAGTAGAGGCAGGACTTTATACAGTAATTAATAAAACTCCTAAGCAAGATGGTACAATTGGCCTACAGCTTAGGAAATATGATAAACGCGCATACGCGCACGATTAAGGAAAAACAATGCCTTTAAGTGATCCTATAGGCTCAAGCGCCGCTGACGTTTTAGTGCGTAATGCCAGCGACTTAGACACTATAATCAATTCTGATTATTCTTCAATAATTAACAGAGTTGGAAGCAATGTAATTACAGAAAAAGGCCGTCAAGATATTTTTCAGGCACACTTAGCCGCCAGTAATTTCGAAGTACCCGTGCAGTTTGCTGCTGGGCTTACTATGCTTCGGCTATCACAGACAGTCCTATATCTTGGAAAATATTACTCCGCTGCGCGGGTTAATTTTACGACTACATCGACATTTGTTCCTTCTGATTGGGTATTCCATAGTGGCGCCGATGAGTCATATGTAAAAGGTTTGTTTTATGTTGCTAATGTGCCTGATTTACGTGCTTTAGTGCCGTTGTTTAATGGGCAATTAGTTCAAGTATCTAGCTATACAACAGCAGGCGACGGAGGAATTTTTACTGCTAGATGGAATTCTTCAGGAGTTACCTCTGACAATGGAATAACTACATTTAAAGCAGCTTCTTTGTCTGTAGGACTATGGGAGTCCGAAGTAATTACTGAAACAGTGAACGCAGAGAGATTGGGAATTTCACCAACAAACACAGCAGCCGCTAATTCTTCAAGGCTTGATATTGCAATCCCAGTTTGCTTAGCGAACGACGTAAGAACAATTCATTTTTCTAAGCTATGCAATTTTGATTCTTCATTAGAATCAAGACAGAGATCTGAAATTACATTTTCAGGCGTTCAACCAATTGGTTTATATAGAAAATTGGTTCAAAACGATGGATTGCCCCCATTTATTCCGCAAAATGATATTTTTCCTCAGGATCATTTATGGAAAGCGCGCAATATTCAAAATCCTACCGTAGTTTTAATGGGTGATTCAATCAGCACAAGCGGGCCAGATGGTTTTACGACAAATTCGGATATGTGGTCGGTGCTATGCTCTGAAATGCTTAGAAAGAATCCAAGCAAAACATTCAAATTTTTGAACAGGTCAATCGGCGGTCAGACTTGGCTGCATGCTAACACTAAACCAACTGCCTTTCCCTATGCTTGGTATTACAATACGGCACTAGATTGGCTTGATATAGTAAAAAATGATGCGCCTGATATTATTTTCTTAGCTTTTGGTATGAATGATGCTAACGGATTTAATGCTGGTGCAGTAAATGCAGTTGTAAATAAGATTACTAGCTGGCCTAAAGTTCCAAATATTATTTTTATTACTAATCCAGTACCTGCGCTATCAACATCGTATCTCGACGGCTTTGGATATGTTGCTCCAGTATTTCAAGAGGGGCGCGATCAAGCAGCTGGATATGTCCGTGGGTACGCTAAAATGCACGGATATGGCTTGATTGACATTAATCGCGCTCATGTTGCTATGCGTGATGGGTATGACAATACAAAAAGCCCTTTGTATGCAGGAAATCTAATTACTGCTAGCAAGTTTGCAGGTATAAATCCAGTTATAGATTGGGGCATTCTGGCAACAATAAATCGCATAAATTGGCCCGTTGGAAAAGTACTATCATGCAAAACAGGGGTTGACGCTGAGGACAATGTGTTTGTTGTCAACGAGGCAGGCTACTTCAAGATACTAGGATTCAGCGACGATGGGGCAACTGTTAGCATTACAACAACAGTTGCATTGCCAACTGGCAACTTTGAGTTTGGGATAGGCGTTGTTGATAATACTGTACTACTTGTAGTTGATAGGATGACAGTTGCAGTACTTAGAATTGTTAGACAAGGTGGCAGTTATTTGCCTATCTTGGGCTGGCAAACCGATTTGTCGAATGGCCCTTTTACATCTTTTTACTTCTCTGAGGGTTACCCTGCAGAGGGAAGATATAAAAAATCACTAACC